ATGTTCGGCCTGTCCCATTTATTCCGTTCACAGAAGACCGCCGTTATCGCGGCAGAGGAAACGCGCTCGCTCGCCGATCCCGAATCCTGGTTACTGGATATCTTTGGCGCAACGCCAACTGCATCGGGCGCGACCGTCAACCCCACAACGGCCATGCGCTGCACGCCCGTCAGGGCTTGCGTGGAGGCGATATGCGAAGCGCTGGGTAGTCTACCAGCCGACACATACGAAATCTCTGCCAGCGGTGCCCGTAATGAATCTTCGCACCCCGTTGCCGCCCTTGTCGGGGGCTACGCCAATGAATGGACTTCATCGTCCTTGTTCATTGAGCAGTTGACCCGCGACGCTCTGTTGTGGGGCAACGGTTTTGCGTTCATCAATCGAGTCACAGGTAAACCCCGCGAGCTTATCAGGCTGACGCCTTCCGCCGTCACTGTGAAGCTTGATCCGGTCACAGGCGAGCCGGTCTACGCTATGGCTGATACGGCTGGCTCAGCCCGGCCTATCGTCCGTCAAAACATCCTGCACATTCCCGCCCCGTCCATTGACGGGGTATGTGGGCAATCTCCTGTCACCGCATGCAAAGAGGCCATCGGCATCGCCATGACGATGGAGGCGCACGCGGCCCGGCTGTTTGGCCGTGGCGCTCGACCTTCCGGCCTTCTCAAATTTCCCCGCAAGCTGGGTGACAGCACGGCAAAGAAGATCGCCGCAAGCTGGAAGGCCGCGAATGCAGGCGAGAATTCGGGCGGGACAGCTGTTCTTGAAGAGGGCGGCGACTTTCAGCCGCTAGCGTTCAACAGCGTCGATTCGCAGTTTGAACAGCTTTGGGCGCGCGCCGTTATCGCTATTTCTCAGATATATCGTGTGCCGCCGCATCTCATTTTCGAGCTTGGCCGCGCGACTTGGGGCAACGCCGCCGAAATGGGCGCGAGCTTCTTGCGTTTCACGCTCTCCCGCTGGATGAAGATTTGGGAAGATGAATTGCGCCTCAAGCTTTTCTCTCCCGAAGAACGGGACCGCTATTGCATCGAATTCAATACCGATGAACTGTTGCGGGCCGATTTAGCCGCGCGGGCCGATGCTTACCAGAAGCTCATTTCTTCGCGCGTCCTGTCCCCGAACGAAGCCCGGACATTGGAGGGCTATGCGCCTTATACGGGCGGCGACACATACGAAAACCCGAACGTAACTGCGGGGAGCCCAAAGCATGCCTGAACCCCTCAAGCGTTTCTTTGGTGATGCCGAACGCGCCTTTCTGTTGACGCCAGCCATGATCCCAGAGCTTGAGCGCAAGGCAGGCGCAGGCATCGGCATCTTGTGCAAGAAGGTATTCGCTTCTGCCTTCTCCTATGCCGATATCACGGAAACTATCCGCCTGGGCCTGATTGGTGGAGGCGCTTCTCCCGAAGATGCTGCAAGCCTCACCGCGATCTATGTCCCAGCCCGTCCTCTTGCCGAAAGCTACGGCCTGGCTGTTGCCATCCTTGAACATCTGATGATGGGCGCACGCGAGGGGGAAGCCGCATGAGCCGCTTAAGCGTCATAACCAATGCATCTGATTGCTTGCAACTGCGGGAAGCGACCTTCAACGGCGCAGTCCGCGACTATGAAACCCGCTTCGCGGTAGACGATGCCGGTACTTTCTCTGGGTATGCCGCTGTCTTTGGCGAAGCCAACAGCTTCAACGAGATCGTGAAGCCGGGCGCATTCGCTCGCACCCTGTCCGATCATCAGTCCCGCAACATCAGGCCGCCTATGCTGTGGAGCCACCGGACCGCCGAAGTCATAGGCGTGTGGGACAGCCTTCTCGAAGATTCCAAGGGCCTTGCCGTCTCTGGACGGCTTGTCACAGCCACAACGCGGGGCAAGGAAGCCCATGAGCTTCTGAAGGCTGGCGCGCTCAATGGCCTGTCCATTGGTTTCAATGTTCGTACCCAGGAGCGGGACGCAAAAGGCTTCCGCGTCCTTACCGATATCGACCTTGCCGAGATCAGCCTTGTGGCGCTGCCCGCTGCCGGCAACGCCCGGATTACTCAAGTCCGATCCGCCGCCGATCTTTCGGCGCTCACCCAAGCAATCACAACTGCTATCGCAACACTCAGGGGGTAATTCCATGTTGCACAATCAGATTGAAACCCGTAGCGCCGTCCCGCTGGAAATCCGCGAAGACGATCCTATCGCCGCCGCCGTTGCCGAGGTGGAACAGCTTCGCGCTGCCGCTGAAGCGAATCGCACGAATCTCGATACCCGCCTGACTACGGAGCTTCGCGGCATCACAGATCGTATGAGCGCAATCGAGTTGCGATTGAACCGCCCTGGCAATCAGCCGCCGGAAAATCGGAACGAACCGTCCATTGAACAGCGGGCGTTCGCTGGCTTTATCCGGCAGGGCCGCGAAGCGTTGTCGGCAGAAGAAGTCCGTGCCCTTCGGGTTTCCGACGACACGGCTGGAGGCTACCTAGCGCCTGCCGAATTCAACGCGGAGATGCTTCGCAACATTCGACTTTTCTCGCCCGTCCGCACCGTGGCCCGCGTGATGAATACGGGCGCCCCTTCGGTCAAGTTGCCCAAGCGTGTCGGCGGCATGACGGCTGCATGGGTTGGCGAGAACCAGGATGAGCCGGAAACGACCGTCACGTTCGGGGAGAATGAATATCCGGTTCGTGAGATCGCCGCTTATGTGGACGTCAGCAATGCGATCCTTGAGGACAGCACCTTCGACATCAATGCGTTGCTCGCATTTGAGTTCGCCGAAGAGTTCGGCGCCAAGGAAGGTAAGGCTTTCGTGGAAGGTGACGGTATTCTGTCGCCGCTTGGTTTCATGTCCGACTCTGGGCTGTCCTATACGCCCGGCATGGACAGTAGCGCCCCGACGTCTGACGGCCTCATCGATCTGTATCACGCCATCAAGACACCTTATCGGGCCAATGCAGTCTGGGGCATGAATTCCACTACGTTGGGTGCCGTGCGTAAGCTCAAAGATGGCACCTCTGGGCAGTACCTTCTAATCCAGGGTGGTATGGGCAACGCTCCGGTCACCACGATCTTGGGGCGGCCTGTGGTCGAAATGCCGGACATGCCTGATGTAGGCGCAGGCAACTTCCCGATCATCTTTGGTGATTTCATGCAAGGGTACCGGATTTTCGATCGCGTTTCGATTTCGATACTCCGAGACCCCTACAGCCAGGCCACCAAAGGCAGGACGCGCTTCCACGGCCGGCGCCGTGTTGCTGCCGGTGTCGGCAAGGCCGAAGCTATCCGCAAGTTGAAAATCGCGACTTCGTAATAGGAGACTTCGCATATGCGCGACCAAGCAAACAATATCGCAATCCGCCCGGTCATTATGCCAGCGGCCAATGCCGACCTTGGCACCACGCCGCTTGTTGGGACCATCATCGACCGTCAGGGCTTCGAAAGCCTGACCTATGCCATCATCACCGGGACGTTGTCCGACGCCAACGCGACCTTTGCTGTCCTACTTGAAGAGAGCAACGCGGCGAACATGGACGGAGCGGCGGCGGTTGATGATGCCGACATGATCGGAACCGAAGCGGCGGCAGGCTTCACCTTCGCCAACGATGGCGTGACCCGCAAGCTCGGCTACATCGGCCACAAGCGGTACACGCGGCTGACCATCACCCCGACCGGGGCCGACAGTGGCAACAGTCCGATTGCCGCCATCGCCATTCTCGGCAATGCAGCCGTCCGCCCTGTCGCCTGATCCTCCAATTCTGAAAGGCAACAGCCATGACGATTCAGACTACAGCCAAAGCCAAGGTCTATATCGGCGCAAATCCCGATGCCGATATTTCCACTCTTGAGCAGTTTCAGGCCGTCTCTTGGACGGAGATCAAGCAAGTAGAGGACCTGGGCGAATGGGGCAGCGAGGGCACCGAAGTCACTGCCGCTTTCCTTGACGACACTCATATACGCCGCCGCAAGGGCATCATCGACAGCGGTACCGTCGCCCTGATCTGTGGGCGCGACCCTCTTGACCCCGGCCAGAACAAGGCCCGCGCCGCTGCCGAAGAGTCGCTTCCCTATCCGTTCAAGGTAGAGCTCAATGACAAGCCGACCGCTACGGGAACGAATACGAAGTTCTATTTCCGCGCTCCGGTAATGTCGGCACGAAATCAGTTTGGCACGGCGAACGACCTTACGAAGACGACTTTCAGTCTCGGCATCGACGGGGCCATTCTGGAGGACCCGGCTGATGTCGTGATTGTATTCTCCCCCGTCGCAGGGGCTCTTACGGGCGGCACGGAAGATATCGCATATGCTGGCGTCACCATCGCGGCAACAGGCGGCATCGGCACCGTAAGTTACGCTGTCACGGATGGCGCGCTTCCGGCTGGCCTGTCGCTCAATTCGGCTTCGGGTGCGATCAGTGGCACGCCGACCGTAGCGGGGGCCGCTACCTTCACCGTTACCGCGACCTTCAGTGGCGGCGGCGAGGATGAGGCCGAATACACAATCACTGTCGCCGGG